GTGGGATACCGCACCATGAAGGTGAACGGGAAATATATTCGCGGGTTCGGCACCCCGGACTATGCCAGCAAGGCGACGGAAACCGGCGGCGGGACCAGCGAGGCCGGCGGGCCGACCATCTACACCGTGAAAGCCGGGGACACCCTTTCCAAGATCGCCAATACATACGGCACCACGGTGGACGCCCTGGTGGAGATCAACGCCATCCAAAACAAGAACCTGATCCGGGTGGGCCAGGTCCTTATGCTCCAGGACACGACCCAGGCGGCGGCCGACAAACTGGAGGCCCTGGGCGTGATCAACTCCCCGGACTACTGGGCGCAGGCGGCGGAGGCCGGGAAGGTCCAATACCTGGACATTCTCCTGAAAAAGGCCGCGCAGACCATCACAAAGGCCGGGGCGCGGGCGGATACACCCCAGGAGGGCGTGGCCGCGCTGGTGGCCGCCGGCGTGATCAATACGCCGGAATACTGGCTGGCCAACTATGACACATTCCCGAGCCTGGACCTGCTGCTGCAGGCACTGGGCGGGGCTGTGAAATAAACAGAGGAGGAAATAAACATGGAAACCATTATGCAGTACATTCCCCTGGCGGTGTCCGCCATCCTGCTGGCGGCCCTGATCCTGACCGTGATCACCAACATCATCACCCAGGTGCTGAAAAAAATCACATGGGACAAGATCCCCACCAACGTCCTGGCGGTGGTGGTGGCCATGGCCGTCACGCTTGTGTCATTCTTTGCGGCCTGCCAGATCATGGGCTGGGCTGTCACCTGGTACATGGTGGCCGGCGCGGTGGCCCTGGGCCTGTTCGTGTCCTATGCGGCCATGTTCGGGTTTGACAAACTGCGGGAGGCCCTGGAACAGATCACAAACTGGGGAAAGACGGATACAGAGTAAAGAAACCCCCGGCACCTACGAGGTGCCGGGGGTTTGTCATTCAATCCACGTTTTCAGGATATTGTACCCATGAGAAGAAAAGCGGGAGATCCCACGCTGGGCCTCCTCCAGGCTTTCATATCGGGAATATATGACAACATCCCAAACGCGCGACCCGTCTGTGATAGTGGCAACGGCCTTATAAAATCGCTTTTTCACGGTGTACTCCTTTCTGCCGGGAAGTAGCCGCCCGGCCCGGCCTATATTGATTTATCGGGCAAAGAACACGCCCAGGGGGCTGCCAGAGGGGGAGCGCCACCCGGCGGGGTGAATATCGTCCAGCGCCTCCCGAGAGGTGCGGCCGTCCGCCCAGCGGATCACCGCCATGGTGGCGGCGGGGGTCCAGCGGGTTGCCTCTCTCTCCAGGAAACCGACGATCACGCCGACCTCCTGGGGATACATGGCGCCAAAGTTCCCAATTACGGGCTGGCCAACCATGACCAGGCC